CGGGCGTTCCCCATCAAGTTCGGTAAAAAACGTAAATCACGAAGAAATACCAGATTCGGCGGCAACCACGGTTACGCTGACCTCATGTCCATGGCGGGACCATCCCCTGCTATGTTTGCTTCATCTCTACCACGCGGACTTTAAATTTATGTTACTTTAAATAACTATGTCTAATTTTATATTAAATTAGATATATATATTTGTTCAGTTTATTTGTGGAAATAAAAAAAAATTATCTAATAAATGAACATTCCACCCAATTGGGAATTAATACATAAATCTAAGAATTCTACAGACCCTATCCGTGCAACATGTAAAGCACCGAATGGTAAAGTTCAATACATATATAACCCTTTATGGATAGTATTGTCAAAGATTTTGAAATTTAAGAAATTACTTAAATTATGCACTAAGATTCATAAATTTGAAATATTACCGAATATATCTGATCCAAAAGACAACATGCTACAGCATATGATTAATGTAGTATTAGACACATGTATTCGAATTGGTAATGATGAGACAGGCACATCAATAAAAGAACATGTAGGTTTAGTATCTTTAACAAAGAAACATTTGTGTTTGAAAGGTAATAATGTATCTTTAGAATTTATAGGTAAAAGTGGTGTCAAACATACTATAATTATTAAAGATAAATTGTGTCGTAAATTTTTAAGAAATTGTTACAAGGTTAATGATAAAAATATATACTTATTCAAATATTTAACACCTAAAGGTTATCATAGAATATCTTCAAGTGATATAAATACATATATTAAACAGATATGGGGAAATGATTTTTCATGTAAAGATATTAGAACATATCAAGCAAATATCCAATTAATAACATCATTAATACATTCAGAAGAAAAAAATATTAATAAAAATATAAAAAAATCTATACATTCTGCGGCAACCCTTTTAGGACATTCTGATAATATATGTAAAAAGAATTATCTTTGTGAACATATTATCGATATGTATAAATCAGATTATAATAAGTTTAGTAAAAAAAAGAAACCAAATACTATACTATGCGAATGTTTAAAAGATTATCTCTAGATTGAATCTGATCTACATATAGGACATGTCTTATTATATGATTTTAACCATTTAATAATACATTTCTTATGGAATCCGTGATTACACCCCAAATTAATATAATGTTGTCGTGATTTATATTCATCCAAACATATAGAACATGTTTGATTTTTTAATGTTTCATTGATAAAATTTTTATTCAAAACCGAAAATTGACTTTTAATTCTATTCAATTTATCATTGTCTACCGGATTACTAGCTATATTTGGTTGTGTGTTTAATATATCATCAAAACTTGATACAGTTGCTTGATCCCAATGTGTCCTCGTATCAATCAACGCTTGTATTAATCTAATCATACTTTCATCAGACATTATAACCTAACTATTATTAATATTTTTATAAGGAACATATAAACCTACTAGAAACGACTACTTTTTAATTTAATTTTTGTTTTTACTGGAACTTTTAATGCCGCATTTTTCTTTTTTAAAAATTCAAGTGAAGACTGGTATTCTGTGAAAAACTTAACTTCTCCAATAGGTTCCCACAATACTATAATTTTATTTAAAATATCAGAAATTTCTTGAGATTTTACTAAAATACCTGTAGCATTTTGATTATATACCATAGTTTCATGAAGACTTCTAAATACTTTGGTCCAAAAATCTATATTTTTCTTTGTGGGTATATCACTTTTTCTAATATCGTACAATATAGACCATTTCTTATTTTCAGATTTATATGTTTTCAATATAGTTATAAGAACCTCACTTATATTAACCATATCCGCATAATCAATAGTTTTAAGTGGTATAACACTTAATATATATTTATCATCATTCTTTATACATACGAATTTAATATTTTGATCCTCATATAATAAATCCATATTAATTAACTAATATAATTTTAATTTTTTTATAAAACGAAATATATTTAAGCATATAATTCGTTTATATTATTAACAAATATGTCTGAGTTAAAAGTATCCACCGAAATGTCAACCATTCCAGAACCAAGCAATGTAATCTTAATTCTCGATTCTGAAATCAAATCACAAGAAGAACAAATTAAATCATTTCGTGCTCATGTTTCCAAACTAAAAGAACTTAAAAAAGAATATATCAAGGAAATCAAAGCACTTAATAAATTATATGGCAAACGTAAAAAATCAACTGGAAATAAAAGTAATAATGGATTTTCAAAGAAAGGTCCCATTTCAAAAGAACTAGCCACATTTATGGGAGAAGCACACGATTTTGAAATTTCCAGAACCGATGTAACTAAGTTTATAACAGCGTATGTCAAGGAACACAAACTAACACGCGAAGATAACGGGCGTATATTTAATTTGTCAACCGGATCGGCAGAAGCAAAAGCACTTTCTTCGTTACTTGGAAAACCTCGTATGGTAGAAGGACACGATGGGGGAAAGGATGTTCCTGAGGATATAGATGTTCCTGAGGATATAACTTGGTTCAATTTACAATTTTATCTGGCTCCTCATTACATCAAAGTTGGCGCTACAGCCAAGCCAGTTGTTCCACCAACAACTGTGGATCCACCAGCAACACCTGTAGAGCTTAAACCAGTTAAGAAAGTAGCCAAGACAACGGCGGGATCTCGTCGACGCAAAGTAAAGACTTAATTATATTTAACCATAAAAATACTTAGTTATTATGTTTAATGTTCAAAGAGAACATTTGGAAAAGATATTAACTAATATACATAATATAGATGATACCGAAGTGAAAGTATTATTTGGTATACATATTCAAAATTATAAAGTAAATTTTGTATGTCAACATGAAGATGTATGTATGACACTATATAACTCTGATATACTGTCATCTATAGAATATTTCAATTCATTATATGAAATTTCAACGTCATTGTATGCATTAATATCTAAAGGTTTAACAGATGTTGTAAACTTTATGTTATTTGACAACTATTTAAAAATTAATAATGGAAATATGGAATTGTCCATAAAAAAATATCAGGATACTAATAAATCTTTTTATGACCAATTGACATTTTATGAAATACCAGAATGGAATGATACTGATAATTTTGAAATATCACCATTAGTGTTAAGTAATACATTAGATATAGCTAAGAATATTGACGACGAAGTGAAGATATCATTAATGATGAATAAATTAATAATTTATAGTAAAAATGAAAATATCAAATTTAAACATAGTATAGATATAGTATACAACAATAAATTAGATATTAAATCAACTTTTTACTTTAACGCAAATAAATTACATCATTTTGTAAACAAATGTTTGCAAAAGGATGTTATATTAAAACTTAGTTTTTATAACAATATATTTAGAGGTAGATATGATAAGTATGATATTCTTATGGCACCATTAATGTAAATGGGTATGACTAGTTCTATCTATAATAATATTTAACGAATGAAAGGTTATAACCAAATATAATAATACTTTTATTAATTCCAACAATGCTAATCCCAATTCAATATGTTTGCTTTCAGTTAATTTAATTCTTATTTTATCGAGTTTATTACTAGGAAAAAAGAAATAGAATATAGGGTCGTAAATATATTCTATTATTTTTGATACAAAACCAAACGTGATTGCTGATAGAATTACAGACATACTTATAATACCTTTGCTTGTTAGGAAATCCAATATCTTAGTCATTATACTTAACTATTATTATAATTTAATTCATTAATTATAAATTATACCTAATGTAACTTCTTGAAACTTATTCGAGTCATTTTTAAGAATATGATTCATATCACCTGATAAATAAACTAAATTATTTTTACGAGGTGCGTGTACATTGTTTTGTTTACCATATATAAAATACAATGGTTCATTAAATGAATATTCATATTTATTGAAATAATACCATATTCCTTTAATATTAGGATTTGATTCATATGTTTTAATATAATTTGGTTCTAAATACTGTATTTCTACATAACCACCCCATTTTAAATAATCTTGTGATTTTTTAACTAAACTACTAAAATGTTCTTTACTTACTAAATAACCTGTCTTAAATCGTTGTTCCTTTAATATAACTACAAAAGTTATAAATATTAATATATATATTATTATCATTTATATTTGTAAAATAATTATATCATAGATTTTAGAACTCATTAATCACTAGTAGTATCTATAAGTTCTTCATTATCACTAGAATCTTCTTCGTCGTCACTAGAACTATTGCTATCGCTATCAGACATATCTAAATATTGCTCATCGTCATCAGACATATCCTCTAACTTTAACGTAACAGACACTTCTTCTTCATTACTTTCCATAATCGGTGGGAATAATATTTTTAAATTATCCTGTGTATCTTCAGCCATAACCGGTGGCAATACAAGTTCAAATCTTATAAATAAATCACCCTTATCGCCAGTGTCCAAATCTACAAATCCTTCACCTTTAATCTTTTTCATTAAACCATTTTGTAAATCCCCATTGTGCAATGGCTCAATTTGAATGATTCTACCATCCAGGTGCTTAAACTTAATTTCCAAGAAATACAATTCATATACAGATATTGGGTATTGCATAAATAAATTATTATCCTCTCTTTCGAACACCTCGTGGTTCTTTTCACAAATGGTTACATGAATATCGCCGGATATATAACCCGGTTCTCTATCGCCTTCGCCTTCTAATACAAATATGTGTTGATCGGGTGTTCCAGCCTTAATATCAATTTCAAATTGTTTCTTCTCAATATAAGGTCCTTCATCATTAAAATTATTTCTGGGTATCATAATTTTCTTAACTTTACCCATATAAAGATCTTTTAAAGTAAATTCAATTTGGAAATTTAAATCCTTAGTTTTCTTATTTTTCTTCTTTTTTCTTCTCTTCTTCTTTGGTTTAACAAGTGTATTATCATTATTAGTAGGTAATCCAAGATTATCTAAATTTAAATCTTTCATTTGCGAAAAAACTTGCTTGGATAAATTACCAAACATCTGTTCCATATCCATATTTTTCATAGCATCTTTCTCTGAATCTGGAATATTTTTAGCTATTTGTTCTGCCATTTGGAATAAATTAAGTCCTTGATTAGATGTAGTCATAATATAATATTGTATTATACTTTATTTAATAATTTAGACCGCATAATTTTTCTCTAACTTTATTAATTTAAAGTGATCTTGTTTCATTCTAAAGCATGTATCTTCATTTATTTTAAGTTTCCAATGTAAATGTTGATGTGTTTTCCACGCACCCATATTTGTTATCAATTGATAATCCTCTATATTTCTATCTTTACAAAAGTTATCAACAATTACAAACATTTCATATATTTCATCTTTTGACAAATCAAGTGTCGTTTCAACATGTTTATTTGGGGTTATAATTATCAATGGACGATTTGTCAAATCAAAATGAAAATTAAATATACCTTCGCTATAAAAAGTATGGTTTTTAACATATTTCTTTGGATGACACGTGTAACACTTTAATTTCTTTTGGCATACATTTTTATTATCTTTGCCGACGTTAGTTCGTTGTACATATAAATTACTAACCTTTCTACCTATAAATTCGGTTTCAAAATCCCGAATTGTATTAGACATAGTTATAGTAATTATTTATTTTACCAGTGTTAATCGCATTCCATTTTTGTTATCGGCATATACACCCGATTCAGATTCAAATTTCATATAGAATACATTGTTGCCAGGATATATAGTCATATTACGATTAAGGTAATTAATAGTATTATTAATATCATTAGGATGTCCACCTAAAGACTTACCAGACTTTTGTTTAACAAATGGTAATTTAGATGATAACTTTCCATCGGCCGTAAATGTTACCTTAAACGTGTAATATGATTTAGATGTTAGTTCTGATTTAAGGTAAACATTACCAAATTGTTTTATAATCTTATTATTGTAACCTAAATTATAATAACCTCTTCTATTATCAGTTTTAAAGACTTGTAATTTAATTGGATTAAAGTTTGCACTTTTCATTTGTTTATGAACTATTAACCAAGGTGCATCTTTCGAATCTTTTGGTATCAGTAACATTTGTTTATTATTATCCATTCTTCCAAAATTCGTCATTATTGAATCATTTAAACGTGTTAAATCCGTTTTGAATAAAATGTTCTTACAATTTTCTATGATACACAATCCTTTACTATCCTCTTTATTCATATTACGAACATAAACTTTCTCATTGTTTTCAGAGTATACCAATAGTTTATTATATTGAATCGAATAATGATATATTTTCGCTTTTACAGGGATGTAATAACAATAGTAATCATTTTCTAATACATTGGATATAGTATTATTTGTTAAATAGTAAAATTTAGTTTTTCCGACACCTGCCCATCCTTCAGGACAACTGGGACTCGCTGTGCAAATCTTTCTAGTTTTGAACTTAATCTTACATGGTGGTCTTATCTTATTTATAGCGCGGATAAGATATCCTTTAGATTTTGAATCTAAACCTTTAAACTTTCTTGATTCTCTTTGTGTTGTTCCCGGTATAAGTGTCCCTGTCTTTGAATCGTCAACAGGACCATCAAAACCTTTTATGAGATATTGACGATACTCCTTTTCCTTGGCCTTTCCTAAAGAATAACAACATGGATACCATAATCCTTCAAATTTGTTCCCTGTAACTCTATGATTCAACCCATCAGAACATTTTCCATGGAAACTATAGGGTTTTGGTCTACTATTCGTTTGTCGATCAGATTGACCACTGGTTTTTCTACACGCTTTTCCATTCGGTGCTTTTCCATTCATGGTGTTATTTTTAATCTGTTTTTGTTCAAAGGTTGTTAGTTTGACTTTGGGTTTATTAATATTTATTAATTTTTTCTTTGGTAATAACTTCATGATTTTATCAGCTATAACCTTTAGTTCACTTTCAACACGATTAATATCATTGCCAAAATTAGTGGTTGATTCACTAAATACTAGGTGAATACCTTGTTCGTAAATCATTACATTTAAAAATTTAGTTTTGTCAAATACCATATATATTTTAGTTTTTGTATCCGTTTTTTCCATACCCGCCTTTACTTTATTAGTTAACAAATTGACACTTGTAACTTTACCTAGACCCGGTAGTTCAAAATCTTTGTTATCTGGAAATTGTTTTTGAAATGCTTTCATATCGGTAATTTTATATTTATCCTCTTTAAAATGAATTCTAAGATGAACTGATTTTATAAAACTTTTATCAGGCTTAAATTTGTATTCTTTTCCGTCTAAAACCGCACCCGGTGTATCGTTAATTTTTTTACACAACCCCTTAAGAAAATTTGCTGTTAATTCTGATTTGTTTGCACTCCATATATTTACCGAACCGAATTTTGAAACCTTTATAATTAAATCTTTACCAAGACCATTCCGTCCTGCTGGTGGCTCTGATTTATAAGGTATGACGACTCTTCTAGATTCGTTACACACGGGTTTACTCAATGTTTTTTTTGATGGAGCTCGACCCCGTTTCACTGTAACATTTTTTAAAGTCAACGCAGTTTTACCAGGTAATAATGATCCTTCCTTATAATTATTCTTTAATTTATTAAGATCATCCTCAGTTATAGTATTAGTTTTAATTCTATATAATATATATCTAGGATCTTCAGGGTTTTTAGGTTTTATCGGTACATAATCTTTAAGTATAGTCTTAATACCATCTGTAGTTAATAAAGGGTTAAAAGGGTTTTGACAAGTTTGTTCATGTGTCTTACCATCATTTTGACAATAAGCACACCAAAAACCAGGTTTTATTTTAATACCTGGATTATGAAAAGTATAAGACGTATTTTTTTCACAATACGATACACTCTTGTAATTATTATTTATGGTAAAATTTTCACTAAGTTCTCTAAGATCAAGTCTTGTAGGACGTTTTCCTTGATCCACATTTAAAATATAAATATATTCAAGTTTAACTTTTTGTTTTGATTCCATATCTTTCTATATATACAATATATATTTATTCGGTAAAAATATATTTAAGATTATATTAACATAATGTTATATGGCACACCTTGTAA